GCGGACCTCAAGATGGGAATGTCTCACATCAAAATTCAATGGCTATAGATTACGTTCATAGAGATAAGAACGGAAATAAGACGAATCGTGCATCTGTTTATGCTCCTGCTGATGTTACTTGTTCTCATGTTGGTACTGGTGGAGATGGTTCTGCATGGACAACAGATAGTGAAGTGAATACACCTTTAGGAACAATGAGAGTTACATATATGGTATGGCATGATAATGATTCACCTAGTCGATATATTGGTGAAAAACGCAAACAAGGTGAATTAATGGTTCGTACAGGGACAGCGGGAAATGTGACGGGTGACCATTTACATATGGAAGTGTATAAAGGGACTACGATGCACGATAAATCCCAACGTGTTCAAAACTGGGAATTGGTATTCGTAAATGATACGGAAATGATTGTAACATATAACTACCCTTGGAAAACAACGGATGATAGCACAGGGTCAATCAATGGAAGTTGTCCAATGGGAGATGGAACGATTTCTTTGAATGAGAAGGTTAATGCAAAAGTAAGAAGCTATGAACCTATGATGAAAGCTGAATGTGAGAAGCAAGGAATTCCAGAACACACAATCGGACTACTTGCTTTAATGATGGTTGAGTCTGGCGGCGAAGGTGGAGACCCGATGCAAAGTTCTGAGTCGGCTGGCTTACCTCCTAATACTATTCAAGACCCGTATGCAAGTATCGTTCAAGGTGTGAAACATTTTAAAGAGTCAGCCGCAACAGCAAAACAATACAATGTAGACTACTGGGCAATTTATCAACAGTACAACTACGGTATTGGTTATGCAAAATGGTTGAGTCAACGAGGTGGAGTACATACGTTAGAATTGTCAATGCAATACTCACGTGATATTGTCGCCCCAAGTTTAGGTAATACAAACGGTCAAACGGTTCCATATAACAACCCAGTAGCGATTGCGTTGGGTGTACCGTGGAGATATATAAATGGTGGTAACTTCCATTATGCTAGTATGATTCAATATTATACGAGTGGTAACGGTGCTATGAATCCATGTGGTGAAGGTACAACTGAGGGAGATACTAAAAACAGAAAATTACAAGATTATATAAGGCAGTTATTAAGCGACCAAGTAAACGGGTGGAAGTGGTGATAGTGATGGAACAAATGATTCCTTTTATTAGTCAAGTTGGTTTCCCTATTTTTATTTCAGTATTTGTATTAACAAAGGTAACAACAACACTTGACGGTGTGAAAGATGCTTTAACAGACTTAAAAATTGTTATAGAGAAAAACAATGACGGGGAGTGACTTTAATGAAGGCTTATGAAATGGGTGTTTCTGATACTGGTGTGAATTTAGTAAAGAAATGGGAAGGTTGCTATTTAAAAGCTTATCAAGATGTTGTTGGTGTTTGGACAATTGGTTACGGGCATACAAAAGGTGTTTATAGAGGACAGACATTAGCAAATGAAAAAGAAGCACATCAAATTTTAAAAGAGGACTTAGATTCTCATATGGGTGTACCGAAAAAGGATATCACTATTGATTTGAATCAAAATCAGTATGATGCACTTTGTTCATTTGCTTTTAACTTAGGTGCTGCTATATTTAGGAATAATGAAAACCTTTTAAATGCTATTAATGACGGTGACTGGCAAGAAGCGGGTAGAATTATGTTACTTTTCAATAGAGCGGGTGGCAAGTTTTATCAAGGTTTACAAAATCGACGTAATGAAGAAGTTGCATTGATGCTTACAAATGTTTCATGTGAAACAAGTCAAGAACAAAACACTAATTATGATGATAGTTGGTTTACTCCTCAAGATGGTGTATTTACAGCAGATAGAGTGATTAAAGTTAGAAGCATCCCTTCGGTTAATGGTGAACATATTCGCACATTACAAGAAGGTAGTGAATTTAATTACTCTTCATATGGATATGAAAAAGAAGGTTATGTTTGGTTAAAAGGTGTAGACGATACTTATGTTGCTAGTGGCGAAACTGTAGACGGACAACGTGTTAGTTACTGGGGTTCGTTCGAATAAAATTATAAGGCGGTGAGTTGAATATGGATAAATCCCTATATTACAACCCTAATAAAATGCTTTCTTTTAATAGAATACTAAACTTTGTTATTGGCGCACGTGGTATAGGGAAATCCTATTCCATGAAGCGTTATGTGATAAATAGATTTTTAAAAACAGGAGCGCAGTTTGTATTCTTACGTAGATATAAATCGGAATTGAGAAAGATTAAGAATTACTTTGATGATATAGCAAATGAATTTCCAGATACTAAGTTTGAAGTTAAAGGTAGAGAATTTTATATAGATGGTCAATTAGCTGGTTGGGCTATTCCGTTAAGTTCATGGCAAACTGAAAAATCAAATGCATATCCTAATGTTGAAACAATTATCTTTGATGAGTTTATTCGGGAGAAGGATAAAAGTGGATATTTACCTAATGATGTTGAAGCTCTTTTAAACTTAATGGATACAGTATTCAGAAATCGTAATAATACACGATGCATATGTTTATCGAATGCTGTTAGTATTGTTAATCCTTACTTCCTTTACTTTGGGATTACTCCCGATGTGAGTAAAAGATTTAATTCATATGCAAGTTTAGTTGTTGAAGTTCCAGAGTCAATTGATTTTAGTGAGCAAAGACGTCAGACACGTTTTGGTTCGTTGATTAGTGGTACAAACTATGGTGATATGTCACTTGATAATGAGTTTACAAATGATAGTGATGTATTTATTGAGAGAAGAACAAAAGAATCTAGATTCCAGTACGCTATCGTTCATAAAGGTATGGTTATGGGTTTATGGTACGATATTGACGAACAACTATTATTTATGTCACAGAATTATGACCCTTATTCTAAAAACATTTATGTGTTAGCAAAAGACGATATGAATGAAGGTAGAAAACTTGTGACTTCATATAGAAGTAATTATGATTTAATTAGACTTGTAAGAGTGTTCCAAAAAGGAAATCTTAGATTTGAAAATCAAGTTATGCGAACTACTGGTTACGATATGTTTAATAAGTTAGGTGTACAATAGATTTTG